GTCGCCATCGTAACCGCATCGGGGATGAACGCGATGTTCTTACGATAAACCTGGCCCGTCAGCGTCAGGCTGTTAATGGCAGCGCCGTTGGCGGGCGAAGCCGTAACCGTCTGATACTGAACCGTCGAACCACCGGACGGCGGCACAATCGCGGGATAAATGCCGAGGACACCGCCAGCGTAGCTCGTAACAACGAACTGCTGCAGTTCACCAGTCGTAACCTTGGTGATGCGGTTGACCGCGTTCACGCCAGCAAAAGTGATGATGTCGCCAACCGTGAAGGAGGACGCGCCAATCGTCACGTTAATGCTGGTGCCGGTCTGGTTCGCGCCGTTGACGGTCGGGGAGACGCCAACAACATACGTGCCAGTCGTGTGCTTGATGACAGTCTGATCCTCGAACCAGTCGAAGCCAATCGCGTTATAAACTTCACCCTTGCGATACTGCTCAGAGATTTCCGTCGCGGGGTTCAGCAAGCCGGACAGGCTCTGCACCGTGCGGGCCATCGAAACCGGGTCCAGAATGAACTTACGGTTATCGGTGGGGGCCGAACGCAAGGACAGCAGCGCCTTAGCCTGCAGCCAAGTGTCGAGCGTCGGACGAAGCAGATTGCCCGCAGCGTCAAAGTTACCAACGAGGTTAGAAACGCCGCCTTCAACGCCAGACATAACGTCCGCCGCAACCGCGCCCACCAGATTGTTGACCGCCGGAGCAAGAATGCGCTTGGAGTAATCGTCCAAGCTCATCGTGCGTTCAGCAGAATTGAACGACACGTCAACGCCCTTCTGGGTCGCCAGCGTCAGGGTGGTGGACTGTTCCGCCGTATCCTGAATCTGCGCAACCGGACCCGTGCGAACGGTATAATCGTTCGGCAGGCGGATACGCAGGCTCTGGCCGATCTTCGCGCCGGTAATGGCGAACTGATCGTCATACTGCGTGTCGATATGCTGCAGGAACGAGTTGGTGTTGACCCAGAGGCGAACGGCCTCACGGGTAATCATGTTAATTGTTAAGAGTGAGTTAGACATTTTACTGACCTTTTGTTAAAGCGCGGACGCGCCATGAGTGCCAAAAAGCAACGGGGGAGTCCCCTGCGTTTCGACGGTGCCCGCGTCCGTCACTTTATCGGGCCAGCCCAGACTGTTTACCCCACAGTCAGAGAGGGGGAACCGTAAGGTGGTTCCGCCTACCTTCTACGACGAGCAGATTGCTCGTTGCGTAATCTCGCCCATTCTTCCATAGATATGTTAGGATCGTCAAGTGTCGCCGGGGCGCTGCCGATACCTTGCACCTTTGGAGTAATGGGAGGAGGAGCCGAACTTACACGCTTCGGTGAGTTCAACCCACTCGCAACCTTTGCCACCGCCACAGCCTGCCTTGTCGGCGGAAGCATCGCAATCCGCGCCGCCTCATCCGGGTTCTTTGCCAGATGATAAAGCACTTCCTGCGGATTTCCGGTTTCAATGGCGGCTTCTGTTAAAGTGGTAGGAATGCCGCCTAAAAGCTGCGCCATATTATTAAGCTGCGGAGCCCAGTCGCCATACTTGGAAAGGCCGTCATTCCAAATTTTATCTGTCGTGTCTTTCCAAGCCTGATGTTTGGCAAGTTCCTGGGCCTGCCGATGAATTTCCAACTGCACGGTGCGGGGATCGTAACCAGCTTCCTGCGGCTGTTCATAAGCCTGCGGCTGCTGATAGTATTGAGCCTGCTGCAGTCGTTCTTCAAGTTCACGCTTTTGGCGAGTAAGCTGGCCGATGCGGTCAAGCAGACCCTGCGGGGGTTTCGCAGAGCTTTCATCGGGAGCAGCATCGTGGGGAACGCTATCTGCTACCGTTTCTTGACCAACATCGGCCACAACGGGAGCCTCGACAGCGGCTGGTGCCTCTGGCGGTGCCGCGCCCTGCTCTCCGTCACTTTGGCGCATCGCGCCTTCCCAAAAATTCAGCATCAAAGTTTTCATGTTAGGCTCCTGCACCGTGTTTCATTTGAAGGACGCCCTCACGTCCTCGACGCAACGTAGCGTCTTTCACCAAGGCATCATATATCTCTTGCTTCAAGTTGTCATCCATGTTCGTAGTCAATAACTGCGTCAAAGTGGTCCTAGCAGCATCAAGATAAAGCGCCCAGCAACTTGAAACATACGCTTCACGATCTGGATACTTTTCATAAAAATCGTTTGAGCGTCCAGCATTCTTTTCATAGACTTCCTGCGCCATTTCCATCGCAGTTTTCGCCACCAGTTTATGGGCATGTGCGCCTTTTCCCGGCAACCTAATCAACGGCTCTCTTGACATTCTTGGCTCCTTTAGTGTGAAGGGGGAAGTTCCCCCTTCTGTTAATACGGCCACGGGTTTGTGGCGTAATATTCTTGAGTGTTGCGGCCACGTTCGGCCTCACCTTGCCCTGAGATACGATCAATTAAACTCGTCACAAGGTAGTTCAAGTTGCCTTCCCAACCTGTATCACCCAGTCCTTCTGGACGAGTTGGCGGAAGCGGCACAGCTTTCTGCCCGCCGCCAACCGCCCCACCGCCAGCCGCACGTCTTCCTGCACCTTTTGGCATTTCCGGCCCAGCGCCTTGTCGAGCACGGTTAATAAAATTCATTCCTTCTGCCCCCGGCATAATACCGAAAGTCGGATAACCTTCTGGCGAAGTGCCATAAAGCGGAGATGCAGGAGCAACATTAGATGGCTGCATGGGATTATTCGACAAAGACGAAACTGGACGCTCCGTGCGATCTGCCATATACATCACGCCCGGACCTGCTGCCACACCCAGTCCTGCCCCAAGTGGACCAAATCCCCGATAACCACGCTGTGTTCCAGCACCAAACTGTTCAGCCGCACCCATCGACGGGGTGTATGTGCCGCCTTCCATCGTGAAGTTCGGACGATAACCCATTCCATAAGGTATCTGGCCTTGCGGCGGAACTTCTGAGAACTCCCCTTCTATCAGCGTCGGACGCATTCCACGACCCTGTGCCATCGTCGGAAGGCCACCACTCTGCGGGCCACCGATCTGACGAGGAGCAGCGCCTTGCGGCCCGCCGACAGGCTCATAAACCAGTCCACCCTGCCGATACGGCGCAACTGCTTGTCCCGCACGAGCAGTTTCCTGCCCTTCCGTAACTGTTGGCACAAAGTCCATATTTGAATATTTATACATTTCATTGCCGGGGCGGCCATACGTCATACCAAACGTATTCGCCCGAAATCGATTCATACCCCGAGGAACAGCATTCGGCCAGTAAGGCGCTCCCATTTCAATCGGCTCACCTGGAGGTGAAGGCATTCTGCCTCTTGGACTAAACCCTAATTCTCCTCCATAATTAGACCGACGATAAATTTCATCTCCCGGAATACCATGAGTCATATAATACTGATTTGCCTGAAAACGACTCATGCCTCGAGGCACATCAAATCCGGCATTTATCGTCGGACCTTCTGGGGACGGCATTCTGCCTCGCAAGCGGTAACTTAGTTCTCCGCCATAAAGCGGCTGTTCTTGTGTAGCAGGGCCTCCCGGCAGCCGCGAAAACGTCGTCACGCCCGGACGCATCGCCCGTAATACTGGGATTGCTTGCTCCAGCAATGCAGGGTTCAACCTATCTTCTGCGACCATTCGAGCATTTTCATATTCTTGGGGAAATGCGGCATGAAGGGCTTCTGCTCGACGACGATATGCCTCGCCCGCAGCCATAGCTTCATTATAACGCTGGCCCACAGGTGTAGCCATATCCGCGCCGCCCAACTCGGCACCAATACCCTGCAAAACATTGTAGAGTTTGTTAATTGGACCTACGTCCCCAAAGTAAGGATTTTCCGCAGCAACTCTTTTCGCCTCTTCTTTTGTCATGCGCTGATCAGCCATCTCACATCTCCTTCGTAACGCGGGCCATCATTCCGGGCATTTCCGGGTGTGGCGCATAAGCATGTCCATCTTCTCCACGAAACGCGCCTTCCGGCATTTCGTGATCCTCAAGCGGCAACGCCATCTGGCGTCCCGCCATCTGATCTTCGTGACCTTCGTAAGTATCGCTGATCGGGACTTCGGTGCTTTCCTGCACAGCCTGATCGGTAATTTGCGCGTTCTGCTGCGGCGACATTCCCACATTCTTGAGCAGAATGTCGAGACGCTTCGTGATTGCGTCGTAAACCTCGACCTCTCTTTTTTCGAGTCTCGCCTGGGATTTGCCTTTTTCCTTCGCCAACTCATCCATAGAGGCTTGAAGCGCCTGCTGCATCTGCTGAAGTTGTGCGGCAAGCATCTGCTCGTTTTGCGACGGGCCTTGACCGAGCGCCTGCGGGGGAACCATGCGCTTCAAACGCTCCGCAGCTTCTTCCGCCATCGGGAAGTCGCCAGCGCGGAACATGATGTCGCCAATAACACTCGTCAGCGCAGGGTTCTGCGTCAGGATCAGAGTCAGCGCATTAAACGCTTCTTCACGTCTCGTCGCATAGCCCGGACCCACATCAGCCAGCACTTCATAACTTCCGACCGCCGGGTTCAGCACCCGCCCGATCACTTCGTTATTCTCATTCAATTCCAGCATATGCGCTTGCTGCAACTGCGGATCGAGCTTGACTTCCAGACTCTCATTGTTCTCAGCCAAAATCATCACAACACGGTTGGTGTCGTAAACTTTCGGCACGAGATCAAGAATGATCTTACCCACCTGCCGAATAGCAATCGCCAGATGGTCGATAAAATGATAAGTCGCGCGGTCGCCCTGACGCTGCCGTTCAGCAATCGCCTTCCCCGTGCGTTCATTTCCCTGCATACCCAGTTGGTTTTCGTATTGCCCGGAAACCATCTGCATTTCAACATTCGCCACTTCCATGCCTTTTAGCGCGACCGGCGACGGCACAGGTGGTTCAATACGAGAAGGTGGAGGCAAAGGCTTACCATCATCTCCAACAGACTTATAAGGCAGATACGCATGATTTTGGCGATTCGCCGTAGCCCAGTATTCCTCAAAGCCTTCTACGCTTTCCACTCCAACGATCCATGGAGTTTTGGACTGCAAGGCTCCGTATTCTACTGCAGCAGACGCCCAATAGTTATACATACGCTGAGGGTCTTTTAACGCACGGGTATGACCTTTACGGTCCAGCCTTCCCTCAATAATCGTTTCCTCACCAACAACTGGAATAATCGGAATGGTCTTGCCGATCCAAACCTTTTCTTCTTCCTGCACCACATGATTACCAACAATAAAGTGGTAATGGATCACGCGGCGAGTGACATCACGCTTACGAGTCTGGGGATCATCAAAAATTTTACTTTTCGGATCGACCTTCCGCAAGTCCGATGCCATGAGCGTCATTGGCTGACCATCCGGCCCATCGAACATCAGCAGTTCATCGTTCACATCTTCCGCTTCAAAATATTCCGCAACGCGAACATGGTCCTCGTCATACCAGCCCTTTTCACCAACAAGAACTTCCTGCCCAGCAAACTGCTTATACTGCGGATATTTCTGGTCGAACAAATCTTTCGGCATGTCTTCGAAGATAAACGCAAAGCGCGCATCTTCTTTCGCCGGAGCCTTCGCGTCCGGGTCAATATAAACCGTCAGCGGATCTGCGATACTCGTGATATAAATTTCCTGATCGAACGAGTTCTCGTCCACGTAGTCTGTGTTCACACGCAGATAGCCAATGCCAGCTTCGACCTGAAAGCGGGTGGCATAGTCGTAGTGCGCCGGGGCATTTGACTGATACTCAATGTGCCGAGCGATTCCGTCCCAAATTCGAGCACTTTCCGCTGTCGCACCATTACCAGCAGCGCGATACTTAATCCCCGGCTTATTCATCTTCGCATCGTTAATGATGTTCAGATTATGCTGACGGGTCTTGTTGATCGTTAAGGCAGGACGCTCATCGCGCTGCCGATCATTCCACATGCGCGTCGGCCACTGATATTTGTTGTCAGCGTCCGCATTCGCAAAACGAATGTCATCCATGAACAATCTGCGGGCGTAGCTCTCCCAGCCTTCGCAACGCTTAAAACGCTCTTGCGCACGTTTCAGGACTTTCTGGAATTTATCGCTGTCAACTGCTTGCCGTGCCATTTATCCCATCCATCCCAGGCTTTCACCCAAATTCTGCAACTTACCCATTAACCCGCTTTGACGCTTTAGCGCCCCCGCCACTTTACGACTGCGCCCATCCGATCCACCTTCGTTCGAGGCAATAGCCATGTATCGAAAAGCGTCAGCGGCATGGGACGACCAATCATGCACAGGTTCTGCACTGAACGTCTCAGTCACGGGGTTTTCTTCGTAATGATAATG